GCAGTTCAAATTAAATGCGATTGTGAATAGATCGCTTGCCCCATGTCGGCCCGTGCGGAGTGATCCGGTCGCAGACGATGGGCTGAAGGATCTGGTCCCCGGTGATCGGGTCCGCGCCGCAGTCAATGTAAACGCCCTCCGCCATTTGGTAGATTGCGCCGGGGTTGCCGTCGATGCCGTTGCTGCCTACAAGATGCTTTCCAAAGCAGAAAGCATGGGACACCTCAGCGCGGCCCGGTGCGATGGATACAGCATCCTGAAGGCCACCGCCCGCCATGTAGCTGCGTTCCGTCCAGATCGGCTTCCCAAGCAATGCCGATGCCGTCGCGTCGTAAAGCCACGTTGCGGAGATTACGTCGTTGCCAGCCGTAAGGCCAGCGTGCGGGAACGTGAATTGCACGAACTGGTGGCCCTGCCAGATATACGCAAAGCCAATAGCGTCATCAATTTGCGTGTACGACTGCCACCAGCGCTCCACGCCGAAGTTGCTGATTCGTTGCGGCTGGAACGCCGCCGAGCGCCAGCACGCCCGCTGCCCTCGCGCATCCTCGCCAATCCAAATAAGAGAATCATCAAGGGTGATAAACGCAGCCGGGGCCGCTATGCCAGTTTCGATGAACGTGGAATTGTAGCTGGCAAACGGATCGCCGCCGATACCGTTGCTACCGACGTTCTGATAAATCTGGGACCGTCGAGCGCCCATCAAGTAGATGTATTCCCGCCAGCTTTTAAGCGCCCGCAGCTTGTCGGCCTGCCCCGCGAGAATTGCCTTGTTGGCTGCGTTCCAATACTCTATTTGCCCGACTACATGATCGTCGTCGCCGCCCCACTGGAAAGCGTTCGAGTCTGGTATCACGTTGAGCGCGTAGCCGTCTTGGAAGCTGCCCGAGACGCACCCGAGGTAATCCGCGTTGCCCTGAAGGCTGACAAGCGAACCAACGCCCGCGCCGTCCGGAATGTAGTAGCCTTCCCCGCCGCCAAGCGTTCCGGCCCCAATAAAAATCTGTCCGTTACCGTTGGCGTACATGACGCAAGGCCCGCCGTCGTCTACAACGTCGCCAATGTCGATAAATGCGCCGGCTGAATCAATCTCAAATACTTTGGAACCGTTGACGCCAAAGCAGCGCCCGCGCAGTTCCAGCAGCCCGCGGTTAGGCTGATTGAAAGGAGCAGGCACCGGCAGCGTACAGAATGGCGCGTTGCCAGGGCATGGGAGCGCCAGCATCTTAAACTTGCCTTCAGAGTCCGCTGCCTCGTTCGGCACGAGGAACCAGTTCACCATTCGTTCAATTGCAGCTTGCGCCGACGCCAGCTGGTATGAAGGCCCGACAATTTGCGGAAACTGGCCCATTATAAAGCCACTTTTGGTATGATGGGCCAATGAGAGTAATGCGCAAAAACATCACATCCATACCTGAATCCAAGGTCTGTACGAAATGCCTTACCGATAAGCCGCTCACTTTTTTTCATAAAGCCTCGCAGTACCTTTACGGCGTAACAGCTCAATGCATCGAGTGCAGAAACAAAGAAATCAGAGCGCACGGAAAACGAAACGCTTGGAAATATAAGGAGCCGGAATCTAGGCCATCCGAGAAGCAATGTTGCACCTGCAAGGAAACAAAGACACGCGAAGAGTTTTCTTCGTGCCCAGGAAAGAAGGGCGGACTGTCCTCTCGGTGCAAGGAATGCAGGAGGAAAAACGAGGGCAGCAATTCCGAAGGATACAGGTTTGCGGCCAATATCCGCCGCCTGTTTGGTATGACAAAAGAGGATTACGCCAACCTCCTCATTGCCCAGTCTGGCAAGTGCGCTATATGCCTCGTCCCCATGAAAAAACCGGTGGTTGACCACTGCCACGTAGGAGGATTTGTTAGGGGATTGCTGTGCTGCAAATGCAACACATGGCTTGCCCCGCTGGAACATCCATGGTTTTCCGAACGGGCTAGCGTCTACCTGCAACGTGGGGCAGTTATTAAAGAGTGTCAATATGGAGACCCTGTGAGCAAAAGTCCCCAGTCACATACGGCCCGCGTCGATTTCAGCGAACCGCCAAAGTCGTTACGCATCCGGGGAGATGGCGCATTGACGGCCTGAACCGCTGCCCGAGCCTTTGCCGCCTGTCCGCAAATGAACTGAAATGGCAGTTTGTTCACAAACACGCTGTTCGTGGCAAGCGGCCAAAGTTCTCGCGCAAGGTTCCAGATGACAACTTCGGCATACCCTGGGGGCGCTGAATACGTCTGGGTCAAGCTGGTGGGTGGCGTCAGAAATCCCCATGTGAAGATTTCAAGCGAGTTGCCATTGAGCGGGGGGAACACGTTAATGACGCCCTGCGGAAACTGTGGGTCGTAATAGAACGAGGTCGCCACGTTGATGGCATTGAACTGCACCACCGGGATACGCGCCCATTCTTCTGCGCTCATCGGTGAAAGCGGAATGCGTGTTGGCTGCGTCGGGTTGGCACTGGTCAGCAGCAAATTCATGCGAATGATTGACTCTGGACGCGGTCCCGTAAAGGACGCCACTACCGTGCCGGTAATCGGTCCGCTGGTCGTTGCGGCTGCGCTTAGGGTGATGCTGGTATCAATGCTGATGCCCTGAATGGTGGTCAATGCAGGGATTCCGCTGCCGGTGATGCTTTGCCCGATGTTCAGCCCTGCCGTGTTGGTGCATAACGCGGTAACGGAAGTTTGCAGCGTCAGGTCAACCGTGAAGGTTGGCCCGATGCTGAACTGAACGTTTTCGCCATAGATCCCATCAAGGCTAGTTGAGGTGGAAACAGGGTAAACATAGTCAGGAATGCTGAAAGCGTTGGTCCGCTTGGCGTTATAGCCATCATAGATAACCTTCCATGCATCTAGCCCATCGTTTAGCAGGTCGGCCCCTGCAGTGGCCCCTGGGCGAAGCTGCCCGCACCGGCGAAAAGCCTGGTAAATGTAGTCGCCGCACGTTACAAGTGCCATTAGGCACCCGCCACTGGCTGGCTACCGGGAGCAGCCACCATTTGCGGAGGCATCTGTCGATTAAATGAGTTCGTTGCCCGCAACCTTGCTTCGGACTTCTGCCCTTCAGCAGCCACAATTTGCGCCACCTGCGGCATAACGGCCACGCCAAACGTCGAGAGCAACCGAAACGCGGTGGCCCATTCGATAGCATCCTGAACCGACGGCGGAATGTTGTAGTTTGTCGCCAACGCCCAAGTGCTGAAGTTGACGGCCATGTCCAGTTCGAGCGCCACAGGTGCCGTGCTGGGAACCGGGAACAGATACAGATTCATCGTGCCGGTGCTTCCGCTGCTGAGATAGTCCGGGTAAATTTCGTCTGGTGTCCGCGCCGTAGCACCTAAATCGTTGTGGTCGTAGTACTTGCCAGCTTCCACAATCCTTATTTCATTGCGGTTGCCGGTCGTGGCGTAGATGGTCCCAGTTAACGTTGCCGTGGCTGTAGCCGCGTTGCTGATGGTGGCCGAGGTATTGGTAACAATAGCCGTGATAAAGCTGTTCGCGGGGATGCCTGCGCCAATGACCTGCTGGCCAAGTGCAAGGTTTGCCGTCGCCGGGATGCTGGTCAGCACCTTGCTGCCGCTGGTCGTCGTGGCCGTGAACGCCACCGTTCCCACTGCAAACGCCTTGTAAATCCGCGCCGGCCGCGATGTTGCGAAGTCCCCACCGCTTCCGATGGAGTAGACGGCCTGCCCAGCGTTAAGCGCCGCCTGATAAGTTTCCTGCCCCCAGATCAGGCCCTCGTCAACGCTCCACGCATTCCACATTACATTCAACACGTTGAGAACGGTATTTGAATCGGAAGCGCCAGCCGAACCATCCGGGGGATTTAGCCCCAAGTGGCTCATGATGTTGTTTGCAAGGGTCTGACCTGTTGGCAATGGATTACTCCGTTTTCTTCTTTGAGGTCTTCAGCAGTTCGGCCAGCATGTCGCGAGTTTCTTTTGCTTCTGCGGCCATGCGGTTCAAGGTTTCCTGCTGAACGACGATCTGAGCCTGAAGCTGATTGTTCGTGTCCATTAGGTTTTTCTTCTCCGTCGCCGGATCAAGTACCGCAACCTGAACGACGGGATATGGTTCGTCACGCCAGCCGTCCTGAAGCGCAACGGATTTTTCGGTTGCGTTCATAACGACCTTTTGGCCCTTTTCGCCGGGGTCGGGCTTGTAGAGCATCGTTGGGAAGCTCTGGTGAAGATAGGGTGCGCGGGGTTCGTTGTGGTCCAGCCCTTCGCTCACTTGAAGCAGCTCGTCGCCCTGCTTCGCATTGTGGAGGCGGTGTTCCTTGTGAGCCTGCTTGAAGCCCCCCGCCTGCTGCATACCGCCAAAAACCTGAATTGCCATATCGTCTCCAAACTGAAGTTGTTCCGGGTTCCTCGAATAATGCTGAGGAACCCGGCTGATTAGTGCCACTTACGGCACCTTAAACGTAGCTCGGCCAAAACTTGGCTGCGTTAGTGTCGTACAGGAACGTCAACGCCCGCCCGGTGACCGCCGTACCAGCCAAACCGATGTTGCCAGCGGTAGTCCAAGTAAAGTTGCCATCGGGGATGATCGTAAACGAACCGCCCGCGAATCCCACAGGGATAGTGAATCCGGTCACCGCCGCCGTTCCGTCCACATGGAATAGTCTGCCGCTGGGAAGAATTGCCCCAGCCGCAGATGAAACCAACGTAGTCGGACCGCTGACAGAACCCGGATTGTTAAATCCCGGTTGCCAGACGCCGTTTACGTCCTGAAGCCAC